TCGCGATCGAAGGTCTTCACCTCCTTGTAGGCAGCGTTGCCGATCGCGGTGAAGGTGCCGCCGGTCACAGCAGTGAACGTGCTGTTGTCGGAAGACTCTTCAATGCGGAACGTCAGATCAGCGCTGGCGCCAGCAGCAGTGCCGGCCAGGATGATCTGAATGTCGCCGTCGTACTCAAGGAGATCGACGCCGGTCTGGTTGCCGGTAGCGGTGATGGTGGTAGTAGCCAGCAGCGTGAAATGCTGCAGCTTCTCAAGTGTCTGCTGATGGATGCCCATTGGTCCTCTTGCGGGTGGATTTGCGGGAAGGCTGCGGGCAAACTGCCGGGGCCGGCTCCACGATCGGAGCCGGCTGCGCTTTGCCCATGTTGATCAGAGCGGTGGCGTCCGATTGCTCGGTGTCAACCACCTGCCCTGCCTTGACAGCCACGCCCCTGATGGACGTGTCCTTAAGGATTTCGATCAACATCACAGGGTGTTGTTGCCGCGGCAGAAGCCTTCAGGATGACGGACTGCAAAGTCCACATCCTGCAGGGCCACCACGCGCACGGTGCCGCTGGTGCTGTGGGTGTAGGGATCCACGGTGAGATCCAGTCCACTCCACATCGCCATGATCAGCTGGCTCCACACCGCGAAGAAGATGTCGCCAGACTCAACCTGGTTGCTGACGACGGCGCTGTAGCCGTTGACGGTGCCGCCAGGCTCGAACACGTAGGCGCCAGTATCGGTGCCCTTGTCCTTGGTCTTCAGGTTGCCGCGCATGGTGGCGTTCATCAGATACGCCATGGCGCCGATGTCGGCGTTGTCCGCGGCGATCTTGGATTCCATGCTCACCACCTCGGTATAGGTGGGGGTGGCGGCACCGAAGTCCTCGGTATTGATGCCAGTGGTCAGCTTGATGCCAAGCGGCTGGCTGGTATTGCCCAGGCCGTAGAGGCCCACGCGGTCGATCTCAAGCCCCAGCACAGTGGCAAGATCCTGGCGGATCATCTGCTCCACGTCGATGCTGGCCTGCAGCATCAGGCGGCGGCTGTAGTCGGTAAAGGCGCCTACGGTTTTTGGCGAAAGGTTCACCTGATCCACCGTCTGCTGGCTCTCGGTGGGCGAACCAGATTCAGCCACCCAATACGCAGTTGCCGCAGCCGTCTGGCGGGGAATAGCCACGTTGCCGGTCAGCCCGGTCAGGCTGGTGACGCCAAGGCCGGCCAGTGCCGAGCGGTTGCGCAGCAGTTCGATGAAGCTGCCGGGACGAAAGTCAGTGCCGACCAGATCGCCAGCGCCGGATGCGGTGCCAACAGTCAGGTCACGGCGCAGCACCTCGCTCGGCACCATGATGCCCTGAGCAACCTTGCCGGCGCGTGCAGCGGCAGCCTCGGAGCACTCGCGTTCGAAGGCCGCGGCCTCCTGCAGCTTGCGGTCGCCAGGATTGGCCAGTGCGTTGATCGCGCGCTGGAAGCTGAACTCACGGGTTTCCTTGGCGCTGAGGCCAATGTCGCCAGCGGACTCGCTAACAGGCTGCGCCTTGCTGCCAAGTTGATCAAGCACGGCAGCGCGAGCCTCATCAAGGCTGCGGCCGGACTCAACCAGCTGGCGGCCAAGGTCGGCCATGCCGTGCTTTTCGGTGATAGCGGTGATGCCAGAGATGCGGGTGCGCTCAGCCTTGGCAGCCTCTGAAGCCGCTTCAGCCCGCACCGCCATCAGATCGGTGGTGGTGTCTTCCATGTCGGTAGAAGTTGGGACAAATGATGCGGCTGTGGCCGCGACCGGAGCATCCATTGAACGCCCTACGCCAATTGTAGGGTCGGCAGGAATTGACACTAGCGATAGCTCGTGCGCGCTCCATCGCGTCACGATGAAGTCTTCGCCGCGCTGCTCCATGTCATTGATCGCATAGCCGAAGCTCACATTGCGCAGCACGCCATCACGAACATCGTTCATCACCTCCTGCGCAAATGGGTTGCGGCTCATGCGCACGCGTGCGTAGCCGCGCTTCTGGTCTTCATCCACCCATGCGCGCTCAACCACACCGATCAGCTTGTCCGGGTCATGGTTGAACAGCAGCGGCGCGCCATCGTTCAGCCGCGCAAGATCAACAGCCTCGCGGGTATGGGCCAGGATCTCATTGCCGAAGTAGCGCGCGACCGGGTACTCGCTGGAAAATGGGAACTCAAGCGTGCGGTCGTCTTCTGCGATCTGCGCTGAACGCGTGAATGACACCGGTTCAGAGCGCTGCATCCGCTCGCCGGTTGCCACCTCAAACAGGATCTCCCGCATGTCATTGTCGCTCAACCATTGCCGGGCCTCGTCGGCGCTGAATCGTGTTGCATCGAAGCGAATGGCCTGCAGCTCGGTATTGCCATCCTTGATCCCATAGATGAAGTCAACGCCAGGGCCGCCTTCATCATTCACGCGTCGGATCTCATCGTATTGATCAGGGTCGGTCAATCGCGCCGCGTGCTCATTGGGATACGGTCGTTCCATCGTGCGATCTTGCAGTGCCTTAATCCTATCGGCTTTGGATGCAGACCAACTCTGGCCAGCATCGCCGCCCCATGCCGCCCATGCCACGCGGCCCGGTGATGGGTAGCCGTCTTCGCCTTGGCTGAAGCCCTGCCCTTGCTTGTCCACCTCATGCCGCGCAAACCATGCAGCCATGGTGATCACGGTGTCGGGGCTTAGCTCGTCGCCGCTAAGGATCTGCGATGCCCTGGTGGCTGCCACATCAGTGCCGCCCTGCTCGCCATCGGCCTTCCATGCGCGGTAGCGCTCAGCCTCCTCGCGCATCCCAGCGGTTGGCATCAGGTTGATCTCGGTGCCGTTGACGTTGGCCATTAGATGCCCTGCTCCGGTGCTGCGTTCGCTTCTGGTGCGTATGGGTCTTGCGGAATGATTGAGCCCGGTGGCCGCGCTTGCGTAAGGCCGGCACCGCTCACCTTGCCAGGATCAATGTCAAGCACAAGACCATGCTTCTCCGCCAGCAAGCGCTCGGATTCAAGCTGCACGAAGATTTCCTCAAGATCCCCGCCCTGCTCTGCAACCACCTCGCCCAGAGTTTTGAAGCCGCACCGCACCGCTTCCTTGTATGCGGCCACTTCCTTGGCGGGATCAACCCATGCCCAGCCGCGTGGCATCCAACGCGCAGCCTTGAAGCGTTCGGGTGCCAGCTCGTAGCCGGGCAGCGATAGCGCATTGCTCAGCACTGCCAGCTCAATCCACTCGTGGAACACGCGGCGGTGGAAGTTTTCGATCATCCACGATTGCAGAATCCGCCAGTGGTCGCGGTCTTCAATCAGGCTGAGTCGGCTGCTGCTGTAGTTGGTCTGACTGAAGTCGCGCGAGATCGTCTCGTAGCTGCATCCGATGCCGGCAGCCATGGCGCGCAGCATCGCGCGCAGGAATGGCTCGAACTGGCCATCGGGGCTATCCAGGCTCGGCACCGTGACAGATTCGCCGGGATTCAGGTATTTGAAGACCCCAGGCTCGAAGTTTGAAACGCGCTCACCATCCATCACGTCATCACCGATCAGCTCGCCCTCGGGGCTGGTGATGAATCCCATCAGCGCGCTGCTGGCCCGTGCTCGCACCACCTCGGCCTGCTCATAGCCAGCCAGGTGATGCAGTCGCTGGATTGCGCTGGCGAACCAGGTGACCCCCCTTGTCTGACCGGGGCGCTCAGCGCGGTAAAGGTGAATGATCTCCTCGGCCGGGATGCGCTTGTGGCGCTGCGTGCTGATCTGCTGGTTGCTGAACTGGTAGTCGCCGGGGTGATACGCCAGGAAGTGGTACGCAATCGGCCTGCCCCAGCCGTCAACCTCGACGCCCATGCGGATCTCGTTGCCCTGCTGGCTGCGGCCGTTCAGGCCATCATCCAGCTGGTCTGCCTCGATCACCTCCATCGCCAATGGCACAGTGCTGCCACCAAAGCTCTGCCGCACAAGTCGGACGAACACCTCGCCGCTCTCGGCGCAGGCGCGGATCACTAGCCTTTCGATGTCGGCAAAGCTCAGTTTGCCGCCGGTGTGGCAATGCCGCGCAGTTGTCCACTGCCGCCATGCCGCCTCAATCGCATCGTTGACCTGAGTATCAAGCCTGCCGCCGCGCTGCATCCGCACCTGCGACTGAAACGGGATGCCCTGCCCGATCACGTTGCCTTCAATCGCGCGCAATGCCTGCCGCGCGTAGTCGTTATCCCGGCACAGCTGCCGCGCACGATCGCGCAGCTTCTGCGCTGATCCATAAATCTCGCTGTCGGCGCTGGTGTTACCTGTCACCCAGTCCGCAGTAAGCCTGCTGAACTGCGCGCCTTGGTACATCCGCCGC